AAGGAAATGAAGGAGACCACTATGGAAAACCATGGATCTACAGGAGATAAGCTATCATTCGAATTAGCTGGAAAGTTCAGGATGCAACTTGTGAAAGTTATGGTTGAACGCTTCGGCGGATCTATTGCTACAGTGCATGGTATTCATTCTGGGGACGAAGTTCTCACTGTGAAACATGCTCTGAAAACAATAGTTGATGATAGAGAAGCCCTCGCTTTTGCGGATCCATCCAGGATTACCATTGTCAATGTGGCCACTGGAAATGTCTTAAATGTTGTCAGTTTTAGGACTGAACAAGACGAGTCATTAGATCTGGCTCTCATTAAGGTCAAGGAGACCACCAAAAACCTTTTCAAACATTTCGTAAAGGAGACTGATATGGAAGCAGTTCTGAGAACTTTCCATTGTTGGGTACATAACCCTGTATCTGGCATGGCTTGGCTAGGAAGTAAGGGTCACGATTTAACAACAGTGACCTATACAAACACTAACCGAACCACTAGTAGGATTATCGAGATGAACTCTGGATTCTTGCATGGTGTACCAACATTTAACGGGGACTGTGGAGGCCCGGTTGGTTTAATTAACCCAAGATGTCCAAGGAAAATTCTAGGTATGAATATTGGAGGAGATGGATCAGTTCTGACAATCCAAAATGTCACTCAAGAAATGATTGAGAAAGTTCGGGGAAGGCCCGTAAACCAGATGGAGTTTTGTACCATTCAAAACCTTATATATCCTGTCGACCAAACACCAGTTGAGAAATCGCTGGCACCAAGTCAAAGGAGATATGTAGGCCATATTGAAGGAGAAACATGCCATCAAGGCGGAAGTCGCCTAAAGGTCGGATTGCTTCACGGCATGGTTGACAACCCAAAGAAACCAGCTTTACTTTTAGCTGAGGAATACCCACCAGGTGTTCTTGCTGTCAATCAATTTGAACGCCCATCCCTTTATCAAACTGCAACCTCTAAATATTTGGAGCCTCTGCCTGAAATTTGCGAATCTGAAGATACTAGATTGCTTTTGATGGGAGGACAATGGTTTGCTGAAGCACTGAAGAGTGTTACAGCTAGTCGTGATGTTCTCACGACCCATGAGGTTCTTAATGGTATACCGGATGGAGAATTCGAATATGATATCGATGGACTGAATCTGACTACATCTCCTGGCATTTACTGGAATAAATTGTACACAACCAAACGGGACTTTTGTACATTAACATCTACAGGCTGGGAGATAAGGGATAACGACAACGGAAACCACTTAAAAGAATACTTGGAAATTAAGGATGATCTGATGCGACAGGGTATTCGTACTCTGGAACCATACAAGAATTCTCTTAAGGATGAATGTAGAGGCACCGTATACCGGGAGGTTAACGGGGAGCTGATTTTAACACCTAAACCAGCTCGTGTCTTTGTATCATCAACATTTCCATCTGTATTCATGTTCAAGAAATACCTGGGAGTAGCAATTAGTGCATTTTGCTCATTCCCGGAAGAATTCCACCACGGTATGACAACGAACGTTATGTCTGAAGATTGGAATAAAATCTACAAATCAATGTCTTTCAAGAAAACATGTCTTGATTTTGATTATAGTAGTTTTGACGCCAAACAACATGGACAAGTTCAATATGTGGCTTGTCAGCTTATCAAACGGCTGGCTGCTCACACATACTCAGGTGACAATTTGCACGAATTCATGAAGGGAGTTCATACTCTGCTGTCTGAAGTGATGACCACCTATCACTCAACCCACGGAGACCTATACTGGACCACTCGTGGAAACCCCTCTGGTAATGGGATAACAACTATGTTCAACTGTATAGTTAACATGTTAAATCTTATGTTATGTTGGATTAAAACCCAGCCCGAACATACCCACAACTACAAGGTTTTCGCTAAATACGTCAAAGTTAGGACTTTTGGAGATGATGGCGTGATGAGTATCCACCCTTCAAAGATATCCACTTACAATTTTCGGACTATCCAAGAGGCTATGGCTTCATTTGGACAAATTGTAACCGCCGGTGATAAAAGTCAAACCGGTCGTTTCAAACATGCATCCGAATTAACATTCCTGAAAAGATCTTTTAAGGTTGTTGATAAGTGGGTAATGGCACCCCTTGAAAAGGAGTCAATCATCAATAGGTTTGCGTACACATCGCTCGAGCCTGATGATATGTTCGGATACTCTCAACTGATATCTGAGGCATTTATGGAAGCTTTCCTACATGGTAGTGAGTATTTCCATTGGCTGAAGGATAGAATGATGGAGTGTATTTTGGATTTACCCAGCCCTCTCAACCACACATTATATGGACTGACTCAAACAACCTATGCTGAAATAGCAGAAGAGTTTGTCGATAGAATGTCTGCTTCACGTACAGTCGTATCATGGAGCTTGAACCGCGTTTCGAATTCTAGTAGCGGTGCTCGCAATATGATGGACGAAAGTCCAGCAGGTGTGGACAAAGGAAATTTTATGACGGAGTTTCAGGATATTGAGGAGGTAGAGCATGAACCCAATGGGGTGACAACACCATGGCCCGTGCAGAAATACAAGACACCTGACGGTATACAGGATGTATACGAATCTTCACCAGACATTGAACATCAGAAATATGGACAAGCTGAGTGTTACCCCAATGGTTGCGACTATTGGGAGACCTGTGTGGATCAAATTGGCGAGCAAGTATCAGATTGGAAATTGGTCAATTATGATATTAAATGGCCAGACTCATCTAGACAAAACTCAGAAATGCGATCATGCACATACCACCGTGGAGGGATTATTCTGAAAATCGAATGTTTATTGAAGGAAGAAGAGATTCAGATTGTTCAGATTGCAACGGTATCACGTATTGACGGATTGGAGCTCAATAGAGATGGACTTGGAACAACCGCTTCCATCCCATTCATGCAGGTGCTTTTTAAAACTACCCGCTGTGTATATATCCAACTCAATCCCGCCATCAACAAGACGTGGTACCCTACCCGTGGCAAATATTTGAACAATATGCCTTCGCTGTACATTCGACATGTTCAG